CTGGCGGAGGCTGAAACCAAGATTTCCGACCTTGAAGCAAAGGTCGAATCGTTGACTCCCGAACCTACGGTGGAAGAGTTGGCGAAGGACGCCCCACCCGAAGTTCAGGCCATCCTCAAAGCCCAAGCCGACGAACTGGCCAAAGTCCGCGCCGATCTTGACACCGAGCGGCGCACCCGGAGGGAAGCCGAATACGTCGCCAAGGCCCGACCGCTCACCGCCTTGCTGGGCAAACCCGAAGAGGTAGGGCCGGTTCTCGCCGAGCTTTCCGAAAAGGCGCCCGAGGCTTTCGCCAAGATCGAAGGCGCTCTCACCGCGGCCGCCCAGCGTAAAGACCTGGCCGCCCTGTTCGGTGAGGTAGGCGGCAAGGGTGAAGGAGAATCCGACGCCGCATCCGCTCAGACCGCCTACGTCGAAAAGGCGGTAGCCGCCGGCTCGGAGAAGGATGTAAGAGTGTTGCGGGCGGAGTTCTGGAAGACCGAGCAAGGTAAGGCCCTGCGAGAGGAGACCCGTAATGGGTGATTACGCCACCAACAAATTCTCGGCCATCGCCGGGGCCACTTTCTCATCGACCATGCTCTACGCCGGGGTCGGGATCAACTCGACCGGCCACGTCGTGCTCGGGGCCGGGACCACAGACAACTCGGGGCTGATCGTTGGCACCCTCTACTCGGTCACCGCTACCACGGTAGGAGCCGGGGTCGAATCTGTGCTGGTGGGTTGGGGCCCGGTGATAAAGGTACGGCTGGCGGCTTCCACGTTGGACGCCGGGAACACCATCGGATTCTCGACGCTCGGCCTCGGAATCGTCCCGACCACCGACTCGACGGCTTGGGGAGTCATCCTCAGCGGCTCATCGGGTGGGGCGGGCCGGGTTGTTGAAGTGGTACGGACAGCCGGTTAGGAGATATAGAGATGCCTGGACCATCAGAACTTCATGTGGATGCGGCACTCACCGATTTCTCGGTGGCCGTCTCCTTCCAGAACGCAGACCAGTTCGTAGCACGCCGGGCCTTCCCGGTGGCTTCGAGCCCGACGCAATCAAACCGCTACCACATCTACACCTCCGCCGACCTGTTGAGGACCGACGCCGAGGCGTATGCGGGCAAAGGCCCGACTGCGGGTCGTGACTTCCGGCTCTCCAACACTCCGTTTTGGATCGAAGTGTGGGGTGTCCACTACGACGTGGGCCGCCACGAGCGGGCCAACGCCGACCGCGGCATCGACCTCGAAGAGGACGCCGCCGCGGTTCTGATGCAAGACCTGATGATCCGTGAGGAAGTTGCCTTCGTCACGGCGGCGATGACCTCCGGGGTGTGGGGCACCACCGTCACCGGGGCCACTAACTTCACCCGTTGGGACGACGCCTCATCGACGCCGATCGAGAACGTGACCACCGGAGATGTGACGGTCCTGGGCAACACTGGCCGGAGACCTAACAAACTGGTGGTCGGGTACTCGGCGTGGGCCAACGGCCTTCGCAACCATCCGGACCTCTTGGACCGGATCAAGTACTCGGTAACCGGCGTGGTCACCGAAAGTCTGGTGGCTGCGGTTCTCGGGTTGGACGAAGTGCTGGTGGCCTCGGCCGCCCGGAACACCGCCGAAGAAGGGTTGGCTGCTACCGGTGCGATGATCGTTGGCGACGACGCCCTCCTGATCCATACCTCGGGTGGTGGGGTGCGGACTCCGACCGCAGGCCGGACCTTCACTTGGAGCGCTTACGGGCCGGACGGGATCGCTACTGAGCGCTTCGACATCCCCGAGCAGGGGGCGTTCCCCAGGGTGCAGTCCTTCCGCACCTTCGACCATGCTGTCACCGCTTCGGCCCTCGGTTACTTTTTTGACGACTGCATTACGTAGGCAATATGACTACGTGGCGTGAAGAATTAGCTTTCAGCTATCAAGCCTTGGCTAAGGAGTTCGATGTGTCAGCGTCACTAGTTGGGAATGTGGTGAGAACCTGATGCCGGTAGCTGAGCAGTATCGAGTGCTCAACCGCTTCCAGTGGATGGGGACATGGTATGACCGTGGAGACGCCATCTCCCGTGACGCCATCCTCGCCGCCGGAGAGGTAGGAATGTCCAAGCTCGGCTCCCTGCAACGCACCCGGTTCATCGACATGGACCCGGTGACCCGGCCGCTTTCCAAGCTGACGGTGGACGAGCTGATCGAGCATGGCCGGGAGGTCGGAGCAGAGGTGAAGCGGGGGATGACGAAACGGGATTTGGTCACAGCGATTGAGGAGGCCCCTTATGGGTAGAGAGTATTCCAAGCGGCCGTTCTTCTCCCCTGCGGGCGACGCGGTCAGGGTCACGTCGCTCACCGTGGGCAACGCCTTCGTCACGTTGAAAACCGGCTTGAACCTTTTGGCCTACGCCTCGTCGGGGGTTGCCGGCGACATCATCCTGCCGGAACCGTCGTTCATCGGCCAGGAGGTCATGGCCGTTTTGAACAACGGGACCACTTCTCTGGAAGCCAACGTCAACACTTGGGCTACCGCCTCAGTGTTCTACGGGACCACGTTCAACACCGCGGCTCCGGCTACCACAGGAGCCGATCCACCTTCCATTCATTTCATTGCCAACTCCACCTCGCAGTGGGCGATCCTGTCGATGGGTTCCACTGCAATGTGGACGCTATCCGCTACCACCGGTTCCACCGGCGGCTCATAAGAGTTCCCCCGCTGGGGACGCGCAAGATCCTCCTTAGATCAGCGCATAAGACGAGGCTTCGGGCTAACCGGGGCCTCGTCTGTTTAGGGGTACCATGCGCCCCATGACAGTAGAGACCAGGACCGAGAGTCCATTCCGCACCCTGACCCAACCCAAAGTCGCCATTGTTGGTTTCGCCGAAGGCCACTTCAACGAGGCACCGTTCGGCCAGGAAGGTTGGGAGTGCTGGGGGATCAACCGTCTGCACACCCAACTTCCCGACAAGCCCTGGGACGTCTGGTACAACCTCCACGATTTGCAGAAGTTCCACGGCAAGGACCATGAGCATCTCGACTGGCTGAAAGCGTTCCAAGGCCCGGTGTATCTCCGGCCCCAGGATTTGGGCAAGTACGAGATCCCGAATCAGATGCCGTTCCCGTGGACCGAGCTGGTCAAGGGCTATCCGCCCGCCTACTTCAACAACACCATCTCCTGGCTGATCGCCTTCGCTATCTCCTCGGGGTGCACCGAGCTTTCGGTGACCGGAGTGGACATGGCTCAAGACACTCTGCTGGGGAGCGAGTACCAGGAGCAACGGCCCTCATGCGAATATTTCTTGGGTCTCGCCGCCGGCCGGGGAATCGGCATCCACCTTCCGAAAGGCACCGACCTCTTAAAAGCCACTCACCTTTACGGGTTCGAGGACCCCGAACCGATCATCGACAAGTGGATGACCAGACTTCAAGAGGTGGGCCAACGCAAGGAGCAGATCAAGACCGAGCTGGGACAGTTGGAAAACCAGCGGACCCAGATGATCGCTGCCATCAACCAGCTGGACGGGGCGATGCAGGATGTCCAATGGAATCTGAAGAACATGCGACCTCAGGATCTTGGGTTGGTCTATACCTCACAGAATGGAAAGGTAGAATCAGAACCAAAGGAGACTGAATGAATCGCAACGCTCCACCTGCACAGTCGGTCACGGTTTCGACCGCCACCGGGAACTTCGGCCCCGCCTTCTTCGGTGGGGGGTTCCGCATCGCCTCACTGGCTTATGTCGGTGGCGCCACCGCTCAGACGATGGTCGGCTCGGTTCAAGGCTCCCTCGGCAACTCGGGGGTGTGGTCGAACGTCCTGGTGTTGTCGACCGCCAACTCGACCGGCAACGTCTACCTGGCCTCCACCGGACAGACCAGAGTGTTCGACAAGCTCCGTCTGACGCTCTCCGCTAACAATCGCACCGCGGCTACGACCGTATGGTTAGGCGTCGCAGAGTGATGCGCTGGCGGGCTCGCCGCTGGTGGAAGAAGATGCACCGCTACCTCCACGAGATCGAACGGCGGCAGAGTGGCTTATAGGGGCCACCCTTCGACGGATATCGGAGACGAGATCCGGTTGCTGATCGGCGACGTTTCTACTTCCACCGGCTCGGAGATATTCGCCGACGCCGAGATCGACTACTTCGCCGGTGGTTACGGGAATGCCCACCTCGCCGCTTCTGCTGCGGTCGCCTCCCTGATCGGTTCGGACCGGGGCCAGACCCTGGCAGGGGTGGTCTCCAAGCAGGTCGGCGACCTGAAACTGGATTACGGATCGGGGATGTCCATATCGGAGATTCTCGGCTCCAAGTCGAAAGCCCTCCGAATGATCGGAGTTCGCAAGGTCGGTCCCTACGTCGGCGGGATTTCGGTTGCGGACAAGGACGCCAACCAGGACGATACGGATTGGGCGCAGGGGTTCGCTCGGGTCGGCCAATTCGACCACGAGACGGTTGCAACGTGAGCTTCGAGTCGGACTTCTTGGGCCTGATGAACGACACGGTGCGGGTCTACGCCCTCTCCTCGGTCGACGGCTACGGCAACCCGACCTATGCGGCGGCAGGCTCCACCTACGAGGCCCGCTACGTCCGCAAACAGGAATTGGTCCGCACCTTCGAGGGGATCGAGGAACTGGCCCAGGCCAAAATCTACATTGCTTCCACTTCCACGTTCTCGCCGCACTCTCGGGTCACGGTGAACGGCTCCACTCTCGGTCCGCTGATGGCACTCCAGGCGTTCCCCGACGAATCCGGGGTGCATCATTTGGTCGGGTTCCTTGGCTAGGTTCACCATCACCGGGATCGATGCGCTGATGAAACGGCTCGACCCGAAAACCGCTTCAGCCGATTTGGGCCGAGCCCTCTACGTTGAAGGCCAGCGGATCATGACCGACTCCAAAGCCAACTACGTCCCGGTGCGAGACAACCCCCTGCGGGCCTCCGGCCATGTTCAACCCCCGGTGGTCTCCGGTACCCGATCGTCGGTGACGCTCGGTTTCGGCGGAGCAGCTTCGGCCTACGCATTGGTCCAGCATGAGCGGACCGACTATCGACACACGGTGGGAACCTCGAAGTATTTGGAGACACCGGTTCACAATGCAGCGAGGGGTTTAGCAGCTCGGCTCGGCAAGAACCTGGACCTGTTTTGATGGCGGTCCTTGACGACCTCGCCTCCTGGATCGACACTTCGTCCACTTCGTTCGCGGTCGGGACCAACCTGTTCAAAGCGTTGTTCTTGGACAATGCGGCGGTGCCGAACACGGCCACGGTCCTCTACGAGACTCCGGGCATCGAGAACGTCTACACCTTCTCCACCGCCCAATATTCGGCTCGGGTGGCGATGGAACGTCCTTCGGTGCAGGCCATCTCCCGGTCCACTTCGTATCAGACGGCCCGCACCCGAGCGCAGACCATCTACACCCTTCTGGATGGTCTGGCGGGACGGAACCTTCCGACCTCCACCGGGAAGCTGTACCACGACATCTCAGCGGCGCAGGCCCCGTTCTTTCTGCAACGGGACGAGAACGACCGCTATCTGGTGGCCTGCAATTACCTCATAACGAAGGCCGTGTGATGCAAGCCGAGATCGATCCTGTCTTGGTGCATCGTCTGGAACAGGCGGAAGCTCCGTTGCGGAGGTTGGCTGAACTGTTGGGGATGTTCCGCGGTCAACTAGTGGAAGCCGGTTTCACCCGGAGGGGCGCCGAGCAACTGGTCGACACTTTCGCTCTGGTCGTCATGGAGTCAACGTGATGTGGAGGGAGTACCGCTGTCAGCTATCGGCAGGCTCGCACAAGACTGGGGTGTGTGGCGGCATCCTGTTCCGGGTGTCCACCGAAACCCGAATGGACGGCCGGTTGGAAGTGAAATGCCACCGTTGCCGGAGGGTGCAGGAGCTGGTCGTGGAACAGGTGCAATACTCGATGGCTTACAGCACCTAAACTAAGTTGAAGCGAAGGAGAAGGAATGGCTGAACTATCCGGGAAGAATGCCGAGGTCACCTACAAGGCCGGGTCGGTGCTCATCTTCGACACCTGGTCCATAGACCCCACAGTGGACATGTTGGACGTGACCACCTTCTCGACGGGCACTCTGCAATGGCGGGATTTCATCACCGGGCTGTCAGCCTGGACCGGTTCGGCGGGAGGCAACTTCGACGCCGCCTCCACCGCATTGAACAACATCCGCAACAACACCCTGACCCCGGCCACCGGCTCCATCCAGTTGTTTATGGACAAGATGGGCGGAGCGAAGTTCACCGGACAGGTGTGGTGGCAAACCCACAATGTGTCGGCTGCAGTCGACGGCAAGGTCGAGGTGACCTGCGGGTTCCAGGGGACCGGAGCGTTGTCCTACTCCACGGCGACATAAATGGCCGAGGTCTCCGGGAAAAGCTCGAAGGTTCGCTACACCTCAGTGGTGGGCACCTCCTCCACTGACAACGCTTCCACTCGAAGCACCGGGGCGGGGACCAACACCGGGTACGTCCAGATCAACGACACCGGCAAACGCCATTTCGACATCACCGCCTCGTCTACCGCGTTCAAGGTGTGGCGGGGAGCCTCCCAGCAGTCGGCGACACTGTACGACATCAACTATGTCCGGGGCATTTTCAACTGGCGTTCCGGCGACCCTTCCACCGGGACCTACACCATCGACGCCGTGACCCACACCGCATCGTATCTGGCCGGTGGGAAATCCTGGTCGGTGGACGCCGAAGTGGATATGTTGGACGTGACCACTTTCTCCACTTCGACGGCCAATACCCAATGGCGACGCTTCCTCCCGGGACTGTCCCAGGCCTCGGCTTCGCTGGGACGACTGGTTTCTACGGCTACCGGGCCGGTGTTCTGGGACCGGCTCAACCTCGAATCAGCTTTCATCGTGGAACTGGTCACCGACAACGACAACAAGTATGAGGGCTACGCCTACGTTTCGGCGGACTCCTATGCGGCGCCGGTTGATGACAACCTGACCGAGGATGTAGAGCTTCAGATAACGGGGCCTCTCTACTATTCGACCAACTAAGGAGGCCCTATGAGCAAACTGCGAGACACCATCCTGGGAGCCGACGACATCGGCTTCGAGATCGTCGATATCCCCGAATGGAAGGTCAAGGTAAAGGTCAAGTCCAAGACCGTGAAAGAGCAGTATGAGCTGTTGGAGAAATGCCGGAAACCAAATGGGGACCTCAACGGCCAGCTCCTCGCGGTAGAAACGGTGATCGCCACCACCTACGATCCGGACACCGACGAGAGAATCTTCGACCCCGCCGACCGGGACACCCTCCTCACTAAATCATCTTCTGCCTTCCAGGTACTCCTGGCCGCAGCCAATCGAGCCGCCGGCCTCGGTGATGTGGATGAGGAGAAGGTGGTCTTGGGAAAAGCCGGCGCCGAGACCTCTTCCGACTAGCGGAACGGTTGGGCATGACCGTCCATCAACTCGAAACCGAGATGCCCGCCGCCGAACTTCTGGAATGGTTCGCTCATTACTCGCTCTCCGCCGACGAGCAGCGCAAGGAACGTGACCGCCAGAAACGTCGGAAGGGCAAACTCTGATGGCTACTGAAATCGCCACGCTGGTAGCACGTCTTGAGGGCGATGTCCGGGATTTCGACCGGGCGATGAACGGGGCCAAACGGAAGCTCGGCGATGTAGACCGGGCTACCAAGACCACCGGCAAGGGATTCTCCGGCATGGCCGGTGCCGCCAAACTGGCCGGCGCCGCTTTCGTCGGTTCGCAGATGGTCGGGTTCCTCAAGGACGCCACGCAGGCGGCACTCGAAGATGAGGCGGCTCAGGTACAACTAAAGCTCGCCTTAGAGAACACGGTCGGGGCGACCGAGGCCGAAGTCGAAGCCACCGAGAAGTTCATTGACACAACCCAGCGGGCGACCGGAATAGCCGACGACGAACTCCGGCCAGCTCTAGCCGAACTGGTCCGTACCACCGGAGACCTGGAAAAAGCCCAGGAGACGATGGGCATCGCGATGGACATTGCCACCGCGAAAGGTGTCCCCCTCGAATCGGTGACCAGAGCCATAGGCAAGGCGGCGCTGGGGAACGTGACCGCCCTCGGTCGGATGGGGGTAGCAACCAAGGATGCTGAGGGCGCGGTCCTTGACTTCGATGAAGTATTGCAGGAGGCCCACCGGACGATGGGCGGGGCGACCGAGGCTGCCGCCGCCACCGGGGAAGGAGCGATGCGACGGTTCAAGGTCGCGTTCGATGAAGCGAAAGAGGGGGTCGGGATCTTCGTCATTGATGCTTTGGGGCGCTTGGCTATGGGTGCTCAAGAGGTCGGCATTGTGTGGGGTGAAGGGTCGGATGCTCAGAAGGCGCTTCAACTGTTCGAGCTTCGGGTTGGAGTGGTTGCCGACACCGCCGCTGCCGCTATCACCATCATGCATCAATTCGGCCAGTCGTTCGGAGATCTTGCTCCCCATCTCGACCTTTCCATCGAGGAACTGTTGAAAATGCGGGACGCCGACGACGAGTTGTTGCGCTCGCTCGGGTTCAGCAACGAGGCCATCGCCGAAATGGACGAGCAACTTGAGGACGAGCTTGTCCGTGCCGCTCAGGCGGCCAGGAGCAAAGGCATCCATCCGCTTCGGGAGGAAGTGGAAGCAGCGACAGGGGCACTCGATGAGTTCTCGGACGAGATGCGAGCCGCCGCCGACCCTGCCTTCGCCCTGTTCGACGCTTCTCAAAACCTGGCCGAAGCGCAGAAGGCTTATACCGATGCTCTGGTCGACTCTGGCCCGAAATCCTATGCCACCATGCAGGCTGCACTAGACCTGGCCGACGCCCAATTCGAGGCCGAAGCAGCGGGCTTGCTGTTTGCCGAGAGTTCTGGAGAATCAACGACCGCGTTGGAGAACATGATGAGAGCCGCCGGGTTAACCGAGGAAGCCATCAGGCTCATCATCGATTCTATGCTGGACTACAACGCCACTCCCCTCAGAAACCCGATTCGGTTCGACTCGAGGACCGGCGCCCCGATACTGACTCCGAGGGTCGGCCAATTCCAGCATGGCGGGCATATGAACCCTGGCCGGCTGGGACTCGTCGGCGAGCGAGGTCCGGAAGCCTTCGTTCCTGACGTGGCGGGACAGATCATCCCCAACAACCAACTCGGCGGCGGAGTCTCCGGTCGGCCGTTGATCGTTCAACTTCAACTTGACGGTAAGACTTTGGCCCGGATTGTCCGTGACGACCTTGTGGTGTTGGAACGTCGTGGTGGTCCGAGGTGAGCCGGTTTGACGCTTCAGTCACCTTCTCCATCGAAGCCCGGTTCGGCACCCTGCCTTCGGCCACCGGGGGGTCATGGACTTCGATCGACACTTACGCGAAAACGGTGGACATCAGCCGGGGCCGGTCCGCGTTGTTCTCCGAGTTCGACGCCGGAGCCGCGGTCATCACCTTGGACAACCGGGACGGGCGGTTCGACCCCAACAACACCGGAAGCCCTTACGACCCCAACGTGAAGGTCTCGACCCCGATCCGAATCAAGGCGGTCCATTCAGCGACCACCTACCACCTGTACCGGGGGATCGCAGAATCCTGGGATGTCACCTACCCGGAGATGGGCAAGGATTCGGTGGTCACCCTGAGTTGTGTCGACGAGTCCAAGGCGCTGCAATCCCTCGACGCCGGTTCCACCTATGCCAGCCAGTTGGCCGACGCCCGGATCGGGACGGTGCTCAACGCAGTGGGCTGGAACTCGTCTCGGCGCACCCTGGAAACCGGGCTGGTCACCATCGCAGCCGGGACCGTGGCGGTAGGGACCCCGGCCTTGTCCCATATGCGGGACGTGGCGCAATGCGACTTCGGGACAGTGTTCCTCTCGGCCAACGGGAACGTCACCTACCACACTCGGACCCACTTCTCGGGGGTCACCACTCCGCAGGCGGTGTTCGGCGGTGGTTCCACTGAGTTGCCGTTTGTGGACATCGTCCCTGTCTACAACGATGACTACCTGTGGAACGAGGCCAAGATCACCCGCTCCACTACCGGCACGGCGGTCACCCAAGAATCCGAGGACACCGGCTCCATCGACTCCAACTGGCGCCGGACCTTCCCTTTCACCGGGCCGTTCTCCAACGACAATGAAGCCTTGAACCTGGCGGAATGGATGGTGGATGTTTACGCCAACATCACGCCCCGGCTGGAATCCCTGACTGTCGTGCCCCGTTCTGACACCGATCTCTGGCCCCAGGTCTTGGACTTGGACTTGAGGGATCTGGTGCGGGTGAAACACAACCCGATCGGGTCGGGCTCCAACTTCAACGAAGTGGTTTCCGTTGAAGGGATCAGCCATGTGTTCACACCGGGAAAGGAGTGGGTGACCTCCTACACGCTAGGGCCGTTGTCCACTAGGGAGACTATGGGCTACTGGCAGGTTGGCTCAACCGACGACCTGGGCACGGGTACGGTACTGGCATGAAAGCGGCCGCCTATCTGAATCAGGGCCGGTGGGTGGCCGACTGTCCGGTCCCGTACTGTGCCGGGGCAGAAAGGGTGTGGCCCGAGCTTCGTCATCTGAGCGACGGCCGGGAGTACGGGATCTACCGGGACAAGATGCATTGTGCGGAGTGCGGCACCGTTTCTGATGTGGTGTTCCCCGACGAACGAGAGCAGATCGATCGTGTGGTCTCGGCACGCAAAGTCCCGTCTACCCGGAACTGGAATCCTGGTGAGACTCTTTCTGATCTGGACGCCGAGAATCAGATCATGGGTGTCTGATGGCCTGGGCCGCACCGCGCACTTGGGTTACCGGCGAAACAGTGACGGCGGCCCTGCTCAACACCCACGTCCGGGACAATTTCTTGGAGACCTCGGCCGCCACGGTGACCACCGCGGGGGACATCTCCTACGCCGATGCAGCCAACAGCATGGGGTCTCGGATAGCGATCGGGACTGCTGGCTGGACGTTCGTCTCCAATGGAACCACTCCCACCTGGCGGGCCACGGACGGACTAGTCGGCGACGCTACTTACACCGCGGCGGCGGCCTGGCCTACCTCGTTCACTGACCTGTCTAACGCCTTGTGGGGTACGGGTACCACAGTGGCAGTGTCGGTCGGGACCGGCACTCAGGCGATGGTGTTCTTCGGTGCCAGATATGTGGACCATCCGACTCTCGGGTCGAACGTCCAACTCTCCTACCGGGTGTCGGGGGCGACCTCGATCTCCTCGTCGAACACTTGGGGGACCGTCACCGAATCCGATCCGGCCGGGACGCTGATCAGTGCTGGACGGGGCCACTACCAAAACGCTCTCACCACTGGGACCAACACCTTCACGGTTCAAGCTCTGGTCTCTACCGGGGCGGCGGGAGTGATTGGTTCCCCCTGGATCGTGGTTGAAGGTTTGTAATGGCCTGGACCGCACCGCGCACTTGGGTCACCGGCGAGAATCCTTCGGCGGCCACCATGAACGCCCACATTCGGGATAACTTCTTGGAAACTTCTGCGGCCACGGTGACAACGGCCGGGGATCTGCCCTATGCCGATGCTGCTAATTCGATGGGGTCTCGCCTGGCGCTCGGTGCGGCGGGCTACCGACTGGTGTCCACTGGTTCTGCCCCGGTGTGGAGAAACCAGGGCTACGATTCGGGGACAACCACTACAGGCGACTCCGCCGTTTTCGTCCCGTTTGACTCACCCGAGATCGAAGTTGGGAACCTAGAAGAGGTAGCGGTCACCCTCACCACCGGCACCTCCGCCATTGTCTACTTCGGCGCCCGGTTCGTCTACCACAACACCATTGGAAACAACGTCCAACTCTCCTATCAGATCTTGAGAGCTGGGGCTTTGGATGTGGCCGCCTCAACCGCCTGGGGGACATATAACGAATCCGACCCGGCCAGCAATATCACCTCGGCGTTCCGAGTCCATTACAGGACCGGGCTCACCGCTGGGTCCAACACGTTTGAATTGGTGTGGTCGGCGTCTGACACCGCAGATGAGGCGACTATCAGTACCCCCTGGATCATGGTCAAAGCCCTATGAGACGGTTCTGGCGCTGGCTGGAAGACAGGCTCGCACCTGATCCCGACGATCCCAACCCCTATCCCTGGCTCGGCGCCTAATAGAATCTCTCCGATGACTGACCCTCCCCGCCGCCGCAACAACGACTTGGAGGCCGCCGACCTTTACCCGAAGATGGAGGAGGCGATTGCGGGGATCGCCCGTCTCGACGCTGGGCTCGCCAACCACCGGCACACCCAACTAGAAAAGAATGTGAACCAGATCATTGACGTGCTCGAAGGTGCCGCCGTACCTCAACTGTTTGACCAGCCCGCGGTCCGTAACGACGGTCTGGTCGACAAGGTTGATACTCTGGTCTCAGATATGGCAACCGTGAAAGACGCTCTCGGGAACGGCGGGGTCAAAGTCCGTTTGCCGGTGGGAGCGTGGGTGGCGATCGTCGTCGCGGTTGTCGCCGGGGTCTCCCAAATCATTGCGGCGATAGCAGGAGGCTAAATGAGATACCAAGGCCTCAATTGGGAGGGGCGCCGCTGGACGTGTCCCCCATCCATCCGCGCTCTCGGAGGCCAAGTGACTGCCGTGGCCGGTCGGCCTACCAACCATGACGGGACGGTCGCCTCCAAAACCCACGACCAGGTAAACCCCAAATCTGACCATCGGCCGACGCCTTACACCGGGCCGGGGATTGTCCGGGCGATGGACGTGACCGTCACCGTGGATCAGGGGAATGTTTGGACCGACTCGATCCGCCTCTCCAAAGACCCTCGGGTGAAATATGTGATCTACGCCGGCCGCAAGTTCGCATCCAGCTCGGGGGCTCATCCGGCGTGGACCTGGTACGAGTATCTGGGGCCGAACCCGCACACAAACCATTTCCACATGTCAACATTGGAATCGGCAGACAACAACGGGTCCTCGTGGGATCTGAACGGAGGAAGCATGGACGGACCGAATGGAGAGCCACAGTGGGACAAGGTTTCCAGTTGGGCGAAGAACTCTTGGACGAAGGCGTGGACCGCCGGGCTGCTCAACAACGAGGCCGACGACAGTAGGGACTCCGACCCTCAGGATGTGATAACCAAAGAAGTGCTGATGGTTCACTTGGACCGGGCCGGAGTGATCTGATGGAGGCCCGCCCCCGGCCCTTACGCTTGGCGCTGGCTGTCCTTGCCTCGGTGCAGACCATCTCCATGTCGCTGCTCCCCGTCCTCAACGCCCTCGGTGTCACCGAACTCAACTCGGAGACTCTGGGACTTCTCACGGTCCTGATCGGTACCGTGGTCGCTTCGGTGGGGTCGGTGTTCACCGCCTACTACATGGAAGCTCGGGTGACTCCGATCTCCGACCCGATGACCACCACGGTTACTCGTCTGGTCGCAGGAGACAACGCCCCTATTTGAACCTGTCGGTAAAGAACGGCCCGACATGAGGGAGTCCCCGTCCGCGGGGGTTCTCGTTAATGCGGGAGTGCGAGCGATGCCTCCAGATCCGCGTCCATGATTTGGATATGTTGCGAAGTCTGCTAAGATGACTTACATGAGATGGGCATACGACGATGGGGGCAGAAGTCGAGCAGGGTTCAAAGGCGACACCGGAGACTGCGTGACCCGTGCTATCGCTATCGCTACCGGCCTTCCTTACCGACAGATCTACTCCGATCTGGCTGAGCGTCACGACATCCGAACCGGCGAGCGCACAGCGCGTAAGGGCATCTTCCGCAAGGACTATGAGCCCTACCTTTTCGATCTCGGGTGGATCTGGAATGCGACGATGAAGATCGGGTCTGGCTGCAAGGTGCATCTCCGAGACGGCGAGATCCCTAATGAAGGGCCGATCATCACCCGCCTTAGCCGTCACATCACTGCGGTCATCGACGGCGTGATCCACGACACCTACGACCCGTCCCGCGATGAGACTCGCTGCGTGTATGGCTGGTATGAGCGAGGGTTGAACGCATGAACATCAACTACCCGATCCCCGACTCTCTCCACCAGGCGTTGAAAGTTCGAGCCGCGCAGAAGGGCGTCACTCTGAAAGATCTGATCATCGGTTATCTGATGCGGATGTTGGAGGAAGACGATGATTAGCGACCGCCTCGACCATCTGTCACGGGCGGCGTGTCCAGTATGCGGCGACGACCGTGAAACCGTGTTCCTCCGTGACCCGCTGGTAAACGACCTGGTATGCCGCAAGCATTTCCCGAGGCACCGGTTCCATGTTCAACCTACCGACGTGTGGGAATCGTTCGCCGCCGATTTGGAAATTGATCGCATGTCCGAGGAGCAGATATGAACACCCACGATGCTCTCCCCCGCATCGCCGACCTGTTGGACAAAGCGACCCGCCTCCGGTCGGAAACCAAAGCCTTCACTTACAACGAACTTGTACCCGACGACATCGGAACCCAGGAGCTAGCCGAACTTTGGGTCACATCTCAGGAGTGGGTGACCGCCGCCCGCGCCGTGGAAGCCGTCGTCGCCACCGAACTCGCCGCCCGGTTCTCGGAGTCCCATTCGAACGTGGAAGCGTCCGGGTATCTCGTCTGGTTAGGGGTCAGGAAAGTGGAGGAGTGTGTCGACCCGGTCGGGTTCATTACTTGGCTGGAGGAGAACCCTTCTGAGATTGGTAAGGCGTTCAACCCGAACACCGCCCGGAAAGGATCGTTGCCACCCGCGGTCAGGGACACGTTCTTCGAGAAACGACGGGTAGGGGAACCGAGGATGCAGGCGGTCCCCGTAGAAATGTTGAACCGCTGATGACCACCGGGTTCAAAGTGTTGACCAGCGAGTACCGGCCCCCATTGCGGGGTGGGAAGCCGGTTTGGGATGGGACTTTGGGGGCGGTCCTCCTGAAGCGCAAACTCGACCGGACCAACACTGAATGTGCTCCGGGTTGGAACTTTTGTCTCCAACCCGTAACCGCCCTCCGCATCGCCGGCATGTGGTCCGACGGGCGCCCCTCAGTACTCCTGGAAGTGGAAACGGTCGGTGATTGGGTGGAACGGGGCGACAAGTGCCGCGCCGAATCCCTTCGCATTGTCGGGGTCGCCGATGATCACGTTTGGCGGGAGGCGGTCACCGCAATGTCCGCGCCGTTCGCCCCCCATTGTGACCACATGGTCGACTCTCAATTGGCCTGGTTGGAGGCGCTCGGTCGTTCGCGCCGCAACGTGCGGGACGTGGAGCGGGGACTCAAGGCTGCTCTCGCTGCCCGAGGTCTTGATTGGAAGCTCCGAAGGTTCGAGGATGCTTGGGCTGCTTGGGCTGCTTGGGATGCTCGGGCTGCTTGGGATGCTCGGGCTGCTCGGGCTGCTCGGGATGCTCGGGCTGCTCGGGATGCTCGGGCTGCTTGGGCTGCTCGGGATGCTCGGGCTGCTCGGGCTGCTTGGGATGCTCGGGATGCTTGGGCTGCTTGGGCTGCTTGGGATGCTCGGGCTGCTCGGGATGCTTGGGCTGCTCTCACCGTCGAATTCGCCGCAATCCAAGAATGGACGAAGGACGATCCGCAACTCTTGACGGTGGGCATCCGCGACGCCTACCAGGCCGGATTGGAACTCGTGATTCCTGTCGGACCCGGCGAGCTGGGTTATGCGATGAGAGACCGATGAGCGAGATTTATAAGGCTCTCGCTGATGCTGCTGGCCAGATCGGGGCGCTGAACAAGACCGAAAAGAACAAGGAGCAGGGGTTCATGTTCCGGTCCATCGACTCCATTGTTGCTGCGGCTAAGCCTGTGTTCTCGTCCCTGTCCATCTCGGTAACCCCTCGCCTCTTGGAGAAAGATTACGCCGAGGTCGTGTCCAAGTCGGGGGCTCGGGGCTGGCGTTGCACCGTCACGATGGAATACACCTTCGCCGCGAAGGACGGCAGTTTGGTGGTCACGTCAATGGGAGGCGAAGCCATTGACTACGGCGACAAGTCGACCACCAAAGCCGAGCAGATGGCTTTCAAATATGCGCTGACCCAGGTGCTGTTAATCGGGTCGGGGGAGGATGCTGACGCTGACACCCACACTCTCGATGAGGTCGTGCGGGAGCCGACTCAGGCGGAAGTCGGGTTCGGATGGCTGGCCGAGGAGGGCAAGATCTTCAAGGCGTGGAGCGTAAAGGAGAGGAAGATGGCGTATCAGTCGGCGATGGAATACTTGGGCATCGTGGCGTTGACTTCAATGGATGAGGCGAAACGGATCTTCAAGAACATGGAGGCCCAGTATGCGGAACGTCCGATCGAACAACCGACACTAGAGGGGAACGCATGAGACGAATACTTACGGCAGGGATAATCCTGGTGGTGGGGTTTGCCCTGCCAGCGTATGGAGGGAACGAATGGACAACAACGACGGAGACCGTTTCTACTACGGAACAACCGACGACAACTATTGCCGAATCCACGACCTCTACGACTGCTGGTACAACCACGACGACCAACTCAGAATCGACAACAACGACGCCCGGTTCATTGGTCGCCTCTTGGTCCGCCTCGGCAACATGCGATCAAGTCACTGTCGAGTGGGGTGAAGGCATCACACGGGTGGACGTGTGGAGTTTGGACACGGTGCCCGGCACCGGCGAGCTGGTAGGAGATTTGGGCAACCCGTTTCTTGAGCCTGGAACCAAGTGGGGGGAGGTTGGGACGCCGACCGTGTTTCGGCTGATCCCAATAGTTGAGGACGGTTGGACCGTTGAGCCGGAGTTCGTTGACGTGTTGGTCCCGGTGTGCTCGACCTCCACTCTTGATCCGACTACGACGGCGCCTGTCCTGCCCTTCACGGGATTGTCAACTGTGATGTGGGCGACCCTCGTGTTCGCTGGCGCGGTGTCGGCGGTTCTCGGATTCGTCCTGGTCATGTCCACGAGGGACGAATGAGTCTTGCCGGGGGTCAGGCCCCACTCTCCCATCCCCTGACCTCCGGCGAGGCGTTAACCGTCGACAACATCATCGTGTTGTTGCACCGGCTGGCTGTCCGAACCTACGTGGCTGAGGTGGGGGTCCGGGCTGCGTTGCGGACCGAAACAGGTCAGAGAGATATGAGATGGTTCAGAGGCTTGTTCGCGGAAATTGGACGAAAGTAATCCCCCGGTGTGAGGAGCGGGGGATTACTATGAGTGGTGCCTATATTACAACTTGGAGGTTACCAGCATGGCGGCGCAGTTCGCCATCATTCCCGACTACCTCATCGAAGCGTCTCCCGCCGCCCTGCGTGTCTACTTCTACTTGGCGCTCCGAGCCGACCACAAGTCCGGCCAGTGTTGGCCGTCTCAGGCGACTATCGGCGAGGCGTTGGACGTGTCTGACCGGACGGTCCGTCGAGCTTTGCAGATTCTCCTTGAGATGGGAGCTCTCGAAGTGAACCGTCGGTTCACTGATGCGGGAGATCAGACCTCCAACCTTTACACGTTGCCGTTCGCTATTTCCAGGGGTAGGGGGCGGACACCAGTGTCCAGGGGGGGTGGACACCCACGACCCCACCGGGTGGACACCAGTGTCCGGGAGGTGGGGTCACCAGTGTCCGACAATCCAGATTCATCTTCAGAACCAATTGATCCAGAGGCGCTTAACGCACTTCCAAGAGAAGAAGGCGAACCCTGGGGAACCTACCTAATCCGGCTCGCCGCTTTTGGTGTGCCATGAATATCACTGACGCCGACTTGAACCTGGCAGCGAAACATCTTGTCGCTTCGCTGGAACGTATGGTGAAAATCCGGGAGAAAGAAACACTGAAACCATCATTGCCGTTCGGATGGAAGAAATGTTCAGCCTGTTATCAAACGAAAACCGTGGAATCCTTCTACAGATACCACCGGAGCAGCGACGGCCGTTTGGGTCGGTGCAGACGCTGCCTCCTCAACAGAAGGGAGGAGCTGAAGCGCGAGCGTGCCGGGGGGGTTCCTGGGAAGATGACTCCCCCGGTGCGGAAAGGACAATTATGAACCAGCGCGAAAGGGTTTTAGGAATGTTGCAGGCGGGCCCGGTGTGCGGCACCGACCTGCTGAGAGAGTTCATCCCCCGGTACGCCGCCCGGATCTTGGAGCTACGTCAGCAGGGGTGGATGATCTCGTCGAGACCCTGTAAGAACCAGTGGCATGACCATCGGACACCGCAGACAGTGTACGAACTCGCCGTGACAGATCAGATGAGGCTTCCGGTATGAGTGACCTATTCGAAACGGGCCTGTTCGAACCCGACGAATACATCGAACAATGGGGCTTGGCCGACCGATTCGGGATACCTCCATTTTCGGTGTTGGACACCAAGTCAGGCCGGTGGCAGGAACGTCGCGGTCTGTGGGACTCCCTACACCTAGACGACGACGGGTTGGGGCGGGCCGATGATCTGACATTCAACAAGTCCGGCGGGACTGATCCAGTGTCGCAGATGATCGCCACGACTGGTGATAGTCGAACCTCCCTGTTCGACCCGGTCCTAACCGAACTGGTCCTCCGCTGGTGGTCACCCGCTTCCGGCGTTGTCCTTGACCCGTTCGCGGGTGGCCCTGTTCGGGGCATCGTGTCCGCCCTCCTCGGCCGGACGTATCACGGCGTCGACCTGTCACCGGACCAAGTTGGCACCAACCAACGAACCGCGAACCGGGTGTTGGCCCCCCACAATCCCGTTCCTCTGTGGCATATCGGCGACGCGTCCACCTACCAACCGGACGTAACCGCCGATCTGATCCTGTCCTGCCCGCCTTACGGGACGTTGGAACGGTACAGCGACGACCCGAGGGATTTGTCCACTATGAAAGCCGACAGGTTCATCGGCCCCTATCGGACGGCAATAGACAAAGCCGTCTCTCGATTAGCTGACGACCGGTTCGCCGTGTTCGTCGTAGGCAACTACCGAGAATCCGGTCGGATGGTCGATCTTGTTGGCATGACCGTCGAAGCGTTCGGACGGGCAGGCGCCGACTACTACGGCGACCTCGTGTTATTGAATCCGGTCGGGACCGCCCGACTACGCGCCTCCGCCACGTTCAACGCTGGACGGAAGCCGACAATGATCCACCAGCATGTCGTCGTCTGTGTGAAAGGCGACGGGATGAAAGCCGCTGCCAATGCCCAACGGATCGACCCCCTCGAATGAGACTCCGTTTCGCTCTCCTCTACTTCGCTGTTCTTCTCCTCGTCGTAACGATCGTCTTCACCTTCTCGCTTATGTTCACTGATACTGGATACGGGTTGACCCGATACCAAGACCTCGGAGTTTGGACGATATGAGCCTTCCGACGAGCATGAGTTGGGGGCCGACTCCACCCCAGGAAAAACTAGATCGACTCCGAATCGACATTGAGCGGGCGTTCCGCGGGGAAAGCCTTCCGACGAGTCTGGTCTTCTCAATGACTAATCGGGTAATGGAACTGATCGTGTCCTGGGATTGGGATCAGTACCGATGGTCCGTTCACTATGAGGAGGAAGAATGATCCGCTCATTTCACATTGTCCGCAACCTGGCCACCGCCGCTCTCCTTGTCGCTGTCATTGAAGGTGTCGCCGTAGCAGGATTACGTCCTGGACTCGGCCCGTTCTTCCTGGGCATGTCCGCATCCGTCGTCTGTGTTCTGATTATCTGCGGCTTGTGGGAGCTGGATTGAAACACCAAATGCTCACCCACCGGACAAGCGACGGAGACTTATCAGCTTGCGGCCTTCGTATCCCCACCGAATATCTGACGTCGGTGATGGGGAACGTGACCTGTCGTAGTTGTAACCGGGAGAACACCCGGAACTATCAGCCGAAAGCGAGAACGTCAGGATATGGCGATTCGAACTTCCCGGGCACGGGCGCCTTGTCCTGCTTCCACTGTGGCCGACCCATACGGGAGCATCCTGTTGCTCGGGTGTGTCCGTTCCCGCCGGCGATGTTGACATGATGACCATCGAAACGTTCGAACCCCTCTTTGGGTGGCCGACGCTGACCGCGGATTCTGCGAGGCAGCTCCAAATCCTCCGACTCGACATGGATGCTGCGACCAGATACAACCGGTTATGGCATTCGCAACTTCCCGAACCCGGCGCGTGGTCGTTTGGAGATGTCAGACTCGCTTATGCGGCGGTGTTCGACAACGGCGTTTATGGGGTGGGGATTTGGACGCGACCAGTCGCCGGGAACCGGTTGAGTCACGAAACGTCGCACCTTCTCGAACTGCGGAGACTGGCGATCCCCGACTATGCGCCGAAGTTCACCGCGACGCGGATGCTGGGCGGGATGGTAAAGGGGATTCGTCGCGACGAACCAGACGTGTGTCGTGTCCTGTCTTATCAGATGACAAGCGTCCACCAGGGAACGATCTACAAGGCGGCGAACTGGTATGTCTCAAACAAGCAGGAGACGCACCAGGCTTGGGATACAGGGTCGCGTCGTCGTCCGGTGGACGTGGACACTTCACCTAAGGTCCGGTGGGAGTACAAGGTCAGGAAATGCTCGCTCATTGACCCGAAGAATTGGAGCGGGTAGGTTGACTGGTGCAGCAACCGCAACCGTAAGGACGCCGGCCAATGTATCCCCTCCTCACCCTTCTATTCGTCGTTGCTCTATCCCCTTTCCAGACTGTTCCACCCGACCCGTACTGGACACACTTGACGGAAATCAACATGGAGTGGGACACCCACCCGGAAGGCTACGAACGGATCTTCCACATCCAGGTTGGCGACCCGGCCGAATACGCGGCAGCGACCGAACCGGGCCACTATTCGGGGATGGGCAACGGGACTACGGACGTGGCCCAGTGGGCTCCTCTGATCGCCGGCCACTTCTCGGATTTGGGTCAGGAGGCGGTTGACATGGCCACCCGGATCATGGTCTGCGAGTCGGGGGGGAACCCTCACGCCCGCAACCCTCGAAGTACGGCGACCGGGCTGATGCAGATCATGGCTTCGATCTGGGGGGAACATTTCGGGTTGTCTCGTGCCGATTTGGAGAGTCCCGAGTTGAACCTGTGGGTAGCCCGCGAGGTTTATGAGATCCAGGGGTGGAACGCCTGGACATGCTGGCGACGTTAGAACGCTTGAACCCGTAGAACAGTCGTACTAAGGTGGTGTTATGCAGGCCACCGATAACGACCGCGAAACCCTCGCTCAGTTGAAGCGGCTCACCGTGGAGAAGGGCTATCCGCCTTCCGTGCGGGAACTCGGCGCAGCTCTCGGTCTCTCATCGACGAGTCCGGTTCATCGGCGTCTTGACCGTCTTGTTTGGCTTGGGTGGGTTACTCGTGTACGGAATCAACCTCGCACTCTCAGGATCACCGATGACCAAACGTAGAACCAACTTCATGCACCAGGCCGACGTGTTGTTCTCGAAGGTGGTCCGATCCCGCGGCTACTGCGAATCCGACCGCCCCAACCATTCGGGGAATCTGCAATGCGCTCACATCATCTCTCGGAGCTACAAGGCGGTTCGGACTGACGAGTCGAACGGGTTGTGTCTCTGCCAGGGCTGCCACATGTACTTCACGCATCATCCGTTGGAGTTCGAGATTTGGGTGTCTACGAAGTGGCCGGCGCGGTGGGAAACCATCCGCGGGCAGGCTCTCATGTATGACCGGATCGACTGGAAGTTCGAAGTTGAACGACTCAATCAGATGTTGCGTTCGGTGGTGTCGTGATGCTCCACCACTCATGAGTGTTCAACCAGACCTGTTCGGAAACGAGAACCCTGTGTTTGCTACAGCCAAAGAACGTTACGGGTTATGGCCGACCACCGTTTGGGATATAGATTACAGCGACCCTTTCACGAAGGAACTTAAACGACAGTTGGGCGACGGCGGTGAAGAACGGGACGGTTCGTTCACTCAGGAAACGCATGATGCGTCCGTTTACCGGGGCAAGGTGACCGCTTCAGTGTTCAGCCCCTCCGTCACTCAATACGCCTTGAACTGTTTTGCCCCTGACTCGCCTGCCCAAGTGTTCGACCCGTTCGGCGGAGGCGGGACACGAGCTGTTCTTTCAGCTCTTAGTGGGTATGACTATTTAGGGGTGGAACTCCGCGCCAACGAAGTCGAGGCTGTTAGGAAGCGAATCGACAACGCGGGGGTAACCGGGAAGGCTCTTGTCGTCCAGGGCGATTCTAGAGATGTGGTCGCTCCGACAAATTGGGCCGACTTCATCATCACCTGTCCGCCCTACTACGACCTTGAGCAGTACGACGGCGGACCGGCGGACCTGTCCATGTTGCCGTCTTACGGGTCGTTTCTTAAAGGGCTCGACCAGGTTGTTGAACAAACCACTCGTGTCGCCAAACCGGGAGCCGTGGCCTGTTGGGTCGTCGGCCTACTCCGTGACGCTGGAGGAACCATTCTTCCGCTACACCACGATGTTGTGCGACTTCACGCCGCCCACGGTTGGTCGCTCAAGGAAGAAGTCGTTTTACGTCTTGTGAACAACGGAGCGATACAGAGGATCGGACAGTTCGACAAGGGCGACCGCCGTCTGGTCCGCGTCCACGAATATCTGCTTGTCATGAGTTTTGGGGGTTCGTGATGCTCCACCAGTACCACCCATGAGCAAACAACAAACGTGGCGTTTGATGATGCAAGGCGGTTACGTCCGCGAGGGATGGGGATTTGCTCACCACTACAAAGAACCTTCGGTGACTGATCTGGTTGAGGCTCTACTAGAACAAGGAGCCGAGTCAGTCCACACGTTCGATTCACCGATACCCGAGCTGGGCGGCAGCATCCCGACGATTGAAGTTCACCGACCTGGCCGTTACCTGATATTCCGTATAGAGGAGGAGGAGAATAATTCAGAGGAGCGAGCTTTGAGTTCTCTACTCAGCTTCTCGCAAGTCCGAGCAGCGTTGGCCGTATTGGATGGCGACGATGTGCGAGAACTGTCCCGTCATACCGTCGCAGGGTTCCCGTCTGCTGTCGCTGTGCTTGCTGCTGCGGCTCGGGCCTGGTTGGACTTGGGTAGAAGGCGACACCCAATGAGCGGGTGAATCGCCAACTTGACAAAGTGAACGGTGGCAGTGAGAGGGCCGAGAGGGTCAGGGAAAACCATGCCGGCTGCTCTCGCCTTCCAAGCGGATTGGGAGGATGAGGTAGAGGACGACCAACAATGAGATGGAACTGATGACCGTGGGTAACGACATCACCCTGAGTCCCGAGCAAGAAGCCTGGATACCAACGATCTCGGCGGTTGCGGCATGGAGAACCTTTCCGAGCGATTACGAATTGGCGTTATTAGATCGGTGGCTCCGCAGATCTCTCGGGACCGAGAATGATTACGAGGCTCGGCTGGGGCTGAATCTAATTGCACAGCGCAGATGGCTGGCCGACGAAGTTCTTATGGACGAGGCCATCGCTCAACAGAATGGACCGTTCGTTGAACCTCTCTCCGTAAAGGACGACCATGCCTGAACTACATCACGCCGAGTTGGAAGTCGTGCTGAGAGATCAGCACGACAACATCGGATACGGCAATGAACCAGCCACCGCCGCCGATCTGCTATCTGCTTGCCACGATGAGGGCTGGCTAGTCATCCAACGAGACGACAACGGAGAATGGCCTGATGCTGTGGTCGGTCTAATCATGGATTGGCACGACGACAACGAAACGCTGGTTGTTCATCTCCTCGATGCCCTATCGGCTCTCTCCGTGGAGGGCGAGACACCATGAGACATGACGAAAGCCTTATCGCCATTGGTATTGAACAAGCATTGCTTGGGATAGGACTGTTAGCCGAGATCGTCGGGGAGTTGATCCCCGAGTCCCGGCCTGACTTGATGGAGAGACTCAGCGGGTTTCTCCAAATGAGCGCTGCCGTTCTCGAAGACTCCGTGGAGGACGACCAGTGAGAAGGATCGCCTGGTTTTCAGTGAAGCTCTGTGTCTGTCCCGTCGTCTGTCGGGACCTGTCTAAGTGTCCAGGTCATCGCTGATGAAGCAGCGATTGGTTCTTGAGACTCCATGCGAACACGGACGGTGTGTCCCGCACCTGGCTCCCAAAAACGGAGTGGTCAGCCTCACCGAAACGTCGGGTCGGTACTGTCAGGGTGGTTCTCGCAAGGTGTTCGATGAGATACCCAAAGCGGGTCGCATCCATGAATTGCTCAACACGAATTGTGCCTGTCACCATCAAGAACTGGCGCTGATGTGGCACACCGATCCTTGCTCGTGGGTCGAATTGCGAGCCATCCTTCTCGGGTTGGAGTCCATCCTGTACGGGGAGAAGGTAACCTGAAACCCGTGTTCACTGATGAACAGAAAACCGATGCAGCCCGACGGGTAGCAGCCGGCGAATCCCCGACGATCATCGCCCGAGAGATGCAAACCACGCCCCGCTCCGTTAACCGCTGGGCGAGAGACGCCGGAGTGTCGTCGCAGGACCGAGACCAAAAAACGGAAGCTGCTCGACAGTCGATAGCAGCCGACCATGCGAAGAAACGGGAGATACTACGTGGCCTGCTGTTGGATAAGGCCATCGACCTGTTGGGCCGAATGGACGAAACCCACATGGACTACCGGGGGAAAGATGTTCTAGCCGTCTACTGGGAGAAGGCACCGTCCGGGGCGACTAAAGACTACGCCACCGCCGCCGCCATTTGCATCGACAAGTACCGGCTGGAGATGGGCGAGGCCACCGGACGGATGGAGAACATCGACCTGGCCGCCGCTGAGTCTCGGTTGGACCAGGAGATAATGCGTCTCTCCG